GGGTCAAGCAAGGTTACAAGTGGATCGGCCTCATCGCTCCGACGGCAGGCGACGCCCGCGACGTCATGGTGGAGGGCGAGTCGGGCCTGCTTGCAGTTTGTCAGGATACTGACAAAACCTATGACGGCGAGCATCTGGGCAAGCCGCTCTACGAGCCATCCAAGCGACGAGTCACCTGGGCCAACGGCGCACAGGCCACACTGTTCTCCGCAGACGAGCCCGAGCGCTTGCGCGGTCCTCAGCATGAGAAGATCTGGGCTGACGAGCTCTGCGCATGGCGACGCCCGCACACATGGGACCTTGCGCTGTTCGGCCTGCGCTTGGGCGACCACCCTCAGGCGTTCATCTCGACAACGCCCAAGCCTAAGAAGGTGATCATTGATCTGGTCAAGGACCCGGCCTGCGTTGTCACCCGCGGTAGCACCATGTCCAACCGCCGGAACCTCGCCAAGTCGTTCCTCAAGGTCATCACCGACAAGTACGGCGGCACGGAGCTGGGCCGTCAGGAACTCGATGGCGAACTACTCGAGGAGTCGCGGGGCGCGCTGTGGAAGCGGGCGCTGATTGAGAAGCATCGTGTACCGATGATCCCTCAAGGCCCGGGCTTCTTCTTCAAGCGGATCGTGGTCGCCGTAGACCCGGCCATCACCGCAAAGTCGGAATCCAACGAGACGGGTATCGTGGTCGCTGGCCTTGGCACGGATGGCAAGGTCTATATCCTCAGTGATCTGTCGGACATCATGACTCCGAACGCCTGGGCGACTCGCGTCAGCAACGCCTACACGCTCTGGCAGGCGGACATGATCGTCGCCGAAGGCAACCAAGGTGGCGACCTGGTCAAGAGCAACATCCAGACGGCCAACTCGAACCTTCCTGTTAAAATCGTCCACGCGTCCCGCGGCAAAGTGGCACGTGCAGAGCCCGTCGCCGCACTGTATGAACAAGGCAAGGTTCACCACGTCGGTGTGCTGAAGGACCTCGAGGATCAGATGTGTGTCTGGGAGCCTCTTTCTGGAGATGCCTCACCGGATAGGCTTGACGCACTGGTATGGGCCGTGACAGATCTAGCCCTCGGGTTCCAGTCCATCGGCCAAGTCGAAGCAACAGGAACCTACTAGGAGAATCCTATGACTGCAAAATGTGTAGACCTTCTCTCTGACGAGACGCAGAACGCGGTTGTCAGTGCACTGATAAAAGGAAAGTCGGTCGCCGTCGTGACGGTCGCGCCTAAGGCGCAAGTGTTCCAGGACCTGCTTGAGGCCCGGATGCGCAAAGGCGGAGTCAACTTCAGTTCATCGAGAGCGCGCGGCTTGTCATTCGTCGGCGAGCGCGGCGGCATGCTACGAGTGGTCAGCGATAAGCGAGTTTTGCAAGGTGTGCATCCGCAACTCGTCTATTCGGACGACGCCGAAGCGGTAAAATGGGCGGCTCCATACGTAAGGAGCTAACTATGGGACGACTAACCAAGAACGGGCGCGCGGCAATCCACGACCGCGCCATGAAGGCCGCCTTTGAAGGCGAGTACCTTGCCCTGGTGGAAGCAAGACGTTTGTGGGCTGAGGATGCCTACATGTCGCTTTTCACGCCGAAGGAGTATGAACTCCTGCCAACGCTGCCGAAGGGCTGGTTGGGCAAATCCTCATCCCTCTACATCCGGATCGGCACGCATGACATTGCGGTTCCGTATGATGGCGACTGCTACAAGGTGCGGAACAAGATCGGCGCCAAAGGCCCCAAAGCAATTGAGCGCCTGGAGCCCGCCAACTGGAGCAGCTACAATCGCCCGCAGCCGCGCAACGCGAACACGGGCAAGCGCCTCCTGAAGCGCATTGCAGAGCTTAATCAGTGGGCCGACGATCTCGAAACCGAGGTCCTCAAGGCCAGCCGAGAGCTGACCGGCCTCATCAGTCAGGCGTCAACGGTCAAGCGCCTGGAGGTCATCTGGCCTGAAGGCAAACCGTTCTACGAAGCCGACCTGCCTCCCGAACCTGTGGTCGCCCAGCGTGCCGAAGTCAACAAGAAGCTGGGCTTGGTCAAATGACTCGGGTAGTCAGGAGCAGCATGGACTGGGGCTGGTACGCCTCAGGCGATGGCGAGATGTACGAGATAGGCCCGGAGCCTACTCGCGACGCAATCATCCTTCGGGCGAACGACTATTTCAGCGGCGAGCCGTACCACATCCTAGAGGCGCGCAAAGATCTCGTACAAGTCGCCGACTACTTCGACGCTGACGAGTTCCTCACGGAGCTTGAGGAGGGCAAGTTGGCCGATCAGTGCACTGAGGACCGACTGTTCGCCAATATCAACGAGCGGCACCGAGTGGAGCTGACACTGAAGGTCCGCGAAGCAATCGCCGAGTGGCAGCGGCGGCACGACATTAAGATCCTGCCTTGGCTGTTCTCCGAGTCCCGCAATGCGGAGATCATTGACAACAGCCTAGACGAGCAAGAGGAACTACCGCTTTGATTATCTCAATCGACTTCGACGGCGTACTCCACTCCTACGACTCCGGATGGCAGGGTGCTGATCAAATCCCTGATCCGCCGGTCGAAGGTGCGATCCCGTGGTTGGTGTCCCTCTTCTCGCATGACGGCCTGACGATCTGCATCTTCTCGAGTCGCAATCACCAGATGGGCGGCATCGACGCCATGCGCGACTGGTTGAGGACGTACGGCGTGGAACAGGCCATGCTTGACAGGATCCAGTTCCCGCTGGTCAAGCCGCCCGCGCATGTCGCACTGGATGACCGTGCACTGACGTTTGACGGCCAGTTCCCGGATGTCGAGTTCCTTAAATCGTTCAAGCCATGGAATAAGCGAGGTGATAATACCTCGCCCCATGGGTAAAGCACGTCTCCTACTTTTCGGGTTGCTCCTTTTCACGGCCTCCTGTGTCGCGCAGCCGGGTGGTCCGCCGGATTGGAGTGACCCGAACTCTGTTGAGCCTGCCTTCGGGACGTTCGGTCCCGATGACCCAACCCTCTTCCCTCAGTTCATCGACATGTGCATGGACGACATGTTGAAGGCGCCAGAGGACCAGATGGTCGTCTGCGCCATGTCGTGCCAGAAGCCTCAGTACGCGGGAGTGGCTTGGTGTGCCAGAACAAATTGATTGGGTGAGGAAGCTGGCAAAGGTGCGAAAGGCGGCAATCGCTGCCGGGCTACCGACCTGCCTTCCCAGCAAGAGCAACGTGGAGCAGGTCGTGCGAGCCGTCAACGAACGGATCCGCCGATACGCCAACTATACTCAGGACACTGACGTTAACTGGAATCGGGTTCGTGTATCGGCCCCGCGCTACCGGTACGAGATGTGGGCGTCCTGGGCATACGTGTTCCTGACCGAGAACGAACTTGAAGACGACTGCGACGCCTACGCCTGGACCGCACTGATCATCTGCCTCGCGCTGGGCGTGCCGGACACGCGGCTCGCATTCGCCATTGTGCGCTCAGAGAGCGCGCGTGAAGCGCATTTGGATCAGTACGACCACGCCATAGGCATCTGGATCGACAACAGCAATCTGACGCGCACGCTGGGTGACACGTGGGACCAAGCACGGCACGACAGTTGCGTCCTGGTCGAGCGACGGCATGACCTCGTCTATGTGATGAAGATGTCCGAGCCCGGCACATTCCAGAAAGTCAAAACCTGGTTCAAGAACACAGGTAAACGAACCGCGGAGCCCGCTGCCATGCGGGGCCGCCCCAAGTCGGCCTGACCGGTCTAGGTGCGGCATCCCTGGCGCACCGAAAAGCGACGAGGTTTCCTCCCCTTCCCTGAAGCCTGACCGGTCAGGTCTTGCGGCATGTTCAGTGCCCGTATATTGTGCCCGGGTTAGAACGAGGCTCCCATGACAGAACAGACGATCAATCGCCAGCATGCGACGCGGATAGAGCGGATCTCTCAGTGGCGGAAGATCCGCGACGCCATAGAAGGCGAGGATCGTGTCAAGGCGGCAGGCCAAGCGTACCTCCCGCGACCGGGCGGCATGGATAACGCCAAGTACGCCGCCTACAAGCAACGAGCGAACTTCTACGGCGTCGCCGACAGGACCCTCATGGGACTGACGGGTCTCATGTTCAGGAACGAACCGCAGATCACCTTGCCCAGCCGACTCACCGCCTGGTACGAGATGGCCAGCCCTGACGGCGCGTCGCTTGAGATGGTCGTCCAGGAGGTCAGCTCCGAGGTCCTTGCAATGGGCCGAATGGGGCTCCTGCTCGACTTCCCGGAAGAAACGCTGTCGCCGGTCACGCCGCCGCTCATCTCGAAGTACTACACAGAAGACATCCTTGACTGGCGCGTCGGGTTCAACAAGATGGGCGTCGTGTCACTCATGCGCCTCGTCCTTCGGCAAGACCTCGATCCTTCGGACACTGAGGATCCGGAATGCTTGCTTGAGTACCTCCTCACGGATGACAGAGGTGTCGTCTGCGTCAAGTGGACGCGAACGTCGAAAGGCGGGCGAGACAAGAACACAGGCCGGTTCGCGTCGGCGGGACGATACATCGCCAGCGAGCCCAAGCAGATCCTGGTTGCAGGCAAGCCGATTGATAAGATCCCGTTCGTCTTCATCAACACGAAGAACATCCGTCCCGAAGTGCAGAAGCCGCCGTTTCTCGACCTCGTCAACGTGAACATGGCTCACTACCGCAATTCGGCAGACTACGAACATTCCCTTTTCCTCACCGCCCAGCCGACACCGTACGCAAAAGGATCCTTCTCAGAGGGCGCGGCACCGCGAACGATTGGCCCCGGCGTCATCTGGATCCTGCCACCTGACGGAGGCGCGGGTATGGTCGAGTTCACCGGCGCGGGCATCTCGGCCATGAAGGACGCCATGAAGGACAAAGAGGAGCGCATGGCGGCCCTCGGTGCCCGATTGATCAGTGAGCCGAAGAAAGCAGCCGAGACGGCGCAGACAACTCGCATGAAGGCGAACGGCGACACGTCGCTACTCGTCAGTACAGCGACGTCCGTGGAAGTCGGCGTCAATGCGCTGATTACCATAGCCTCGACATGGCTGGGCCAGCCCGTCAGCATGCAGGACGACATTATCCCACTCAAGATGTCCAAGGACTTCATCGAGGCGCGCATGGAGCCCGGCGAGATGAAAGAGCTGGTCGCTACCTGGATCGCTGGCGCCATCAGCCGTCAGACGCTTCACGAGAACCTCCAGCGTGGCGAGATCATTGCAGGCGACATTGATCTGGACACGGAGCTCGACCGCATCAAGGAAGACATTGAGGAGATGGGCGAGGAGGAAGATCCGGAAGTCGACGCCGAAGAAGAGGACGAGCCGCCGGAAGAGGAAGACACGACGGGTACTGAGTAATGAGTGCCAACGAACGGCTTCTTGACTTCCAAGTCGCCCAAGCTGTCCGATGGCTTCGGTACAGCAACGGGCAGCAGCGGGAAGTAAACAGTATCCTGAAGGGTATTGACCGGCGCATCACTCGCCTCCTCAACTCTGACCGCTACAAAGACGCCCCGTACTCGAAGAAACGCGCCGAAGCGCTACGCAAGCAACTCCGCGAGATCATGGACGAGGTTCACCGCATGGCGGGCAAGCACGTCCGCAAGATGGCTGAGGGCGTGGCGCAGACGAGTGCGGACACAGAGATCAAAGCGTGGGAGCGCGTGCTGCCCGCTGGCCTCGACGCCGTGACACCGAACCCCGGCATCATTGCGACGATGCTGGACAAGCCCTACAACGGTGGATACCTTGAGGACTGGCTTGACCAGATGAAGGAAGGCGACTTCCAGCGCACCTGGTTCAAGATTCGGGACGGCATGGTAGCAGGTCAGACCACTGACGAAATTGTCCGCGACGTGGTCGGGTCGAAATCCCTCAAGTACAAGGATGGCGTTCGGGAGGTTTCGCGCCGGGGCGCCGCCACGCTTGTCAGGACTGCGGTCAACCACTCGGCGAACGCCGGGCGCCAAGCCGCATGGGCGGCAAACAGTGATCTTATCCAGGGCGTGCGCTGGGTTTCGACGCTCGACTCCCGCACGTCACCGATCTGCCGGGACCGAGATGGCGAATTGTACCCGGTAGACAGCGGCCCGCGCCCACCTGCCCACCCGAACTGCCGATCTACGACCGTCGCGGTACTGAAGAGTGCCGAGGAACTCGGGCTGAAGAACGCTCCAGCAGGAACACGCGCCTCCATGAACGGCCAAGTGCCCGCCAAGACGACCTATTACCAGTGGCTGGAACGTCAGTCCCCTGAGCTCCAGAAGGAAGTCCTCGGGGCTAAGCGGTATACCATGTGGAAGGACGGCAAATACGAGCCGAAACAGTTCCACGACGACTCGGGGCGCCTGTTCACGCTGGACGAACTCAAGCGGCGCTCGCCGCCCGTACGCTCTCCGGGCTCAGCGCCCGCGCTGGCAGCGGGGCCGATGACGGCGGGCACATACGAGGCCACTTATAGAACCGCCTTCAGCGGCGCGCCAGCGTACGCACAGGCGGCAGCGGCGAAAGCAAAGCCCAACTGGCAGACGACGGGCAGCGCGAAAGGCGCCTACTACTCGAGTGCCGGACACACCCTCTACATGGCGAACGGCTACGGCACGGGCGCCGCGGAAGCCGTCATGCGGCACGAGATGGGCCACGCAATCGACTTCCGCGGAACCGGCAGCACACTGTCGGGTGACATGACGAAGGGCGCACTGTCGGATTGGACGCGGCTGGAGACGAAGGTCGGCCTATTCGAGAAAGAAGCCCGCGACCTCGTCATGGACGAGAAGATGGTCCCGGGCGGTGTGCCGAACCCGGCAGCGATTGCAACCAAGTACAAACTGACCGCCGAAGAGGCGCACATGGTCACGACGCTGGCGGGCAAGGACGTCGCCAATCGGTCGAACGTCATCCTCATGTACCGGACAGCAGACCCCTCCATCGTGTCCAGCGTCGCGTCGCCCATGTTTACCAACACGGTGCTCGGTAAAGAGTGGCTCATGTTCTCGGACCTCATCGAGGCAGTCACCCAAGCGAAGTACGGCATGGGCCACGGCGCCGACTATTACAAACGCTTCAGTACACTGACGAACGACTACACCGTGGGGCACATGACCGAAGCCTATGCAAACTGGTTCGCGCTCACATCGTCGCCGAACGCGCGCCACTGGAAGCGGCTACTCGAAGCCTACATCCCCGACTTTGCGCGCTTGGCGGAGCATGCTACACGGAAGTTCGCGGAGTAAATCATGTTCGGAATCCAGTCGCCTTTCGAGGCATACAAGAAAGCGTTCCCCGAGGATCAACTGATCCTCACAGCCTGCGCCGATCTCGACGCCGCGGGCGAAGCCATGCGCAAGGCGGTTGCGACGAACAAGAAAGTACCATCTGCAGTATGCGAACGATTGGGCATCATGCGTGCCAAGAACCTGGAGAAGGATCAGTATGTTTAAGTTCGGAAACCGTTCACTGACGGCGCTCGCTACGGCGCATGAGGTGCTCCAGGACGTGGCGTCGGTCGCTCTGACGCACACTGAGATTGACTTCATGGTCGTGGAAGGCGCGCGCTCAAAGGAGCGCCAGCAAGAGCTTCTTGCAGCAGGTGCCTCCTTCATCTCGAACTCAAAGCACATCCCGGTCGCACCGCACAACAAGGCGCGAGCAATCGACATAGCAGCCTTCGTTGACGGCGCGGTGTCATGGGACGCCAAGCACTACGACCACATCGCTACGGCCTTTGCAATCGCCTCACGTGAGTTCCTGCCGATCCGCTGGGGCGGAAGCTGGCAACCGCTGGTGCCTTCGCTGTTCTACACGCCGACCCAGCAGCGAGAGGCGTACATCGCCGACAAGAAGAAGCAGGGGCGCAAGCCGTTCCTTGATCTCGGCCATTTCGAGTTGCTCCTGGAACCGCTCTAATATACAGTGCACGTCGTTCTGACCAAAGGATGATCCGGCGGCAGTAACTAGGCGGAGCCGAAGAATGAAAATCAAACTGAGCGATGGCACAGAAGTGGATCTTGAGGATCCGGCACTGAAGAAAGCCATCGGAGACACCGTCAACGCGGCGGTGGAACAGGCCACTTCGGGCCTCGAAGAGAACCGCAATGCGGTGCTTGACGAAAAGAAGAAAATCCAGGGCGAACTTAACGACCTCAAGAAGCAACTCGACGGCCTCGACCTGAACCAGGTCAAGGTGATCATGCAACGCATGGCGAACGACGAGGAAACCAAGCTGATCGCAGAAGGCAAGATTGACGAAGTCGTCCAGCGGCGCGTCGATGCTTACCAGCGTGACGCGGAGGCCAAGATCAAGTCGCTCGAAACCAAGCTGGAAGAAACCGAAGGCAGGCTGAACGGCGCCACCGGTCAAATCAGCGACTACCTCCTCAAAGACGGCGTCCGCAGCGCGGCGTCGAAAGTCGGCCTGCAAGATGCAGCCGTTGAGGACGCCATCTTCCGCGCCAAGAACATCTTCAAGGTCGAGGACGGCAAGCTGGTCGCCCGCGACGAGAAGGGTAACCCATTGTTCGGCAAGGATGGCAAATCGCCTCGCACCATGGACGAATGGTTGGACGGTATGAAGGAGACGGCTCCTCACTGGTTCGCCAAGTCGCAAGGCGCGGGCAACGGCGGCAACACGCCGGGCGGCAACACGCCGGGTGCTGACGGTCGGTTCACGCTGACCCGCGAACAGGCCAAGGACCGCAACGTCTGGAATCAGGCGAAAGCGGAAGCCGCGAAAGCTGGCGCGACCGTCACCGTGGTCGACCAGTAATACCGTCTACTGACGGATTATGCCTTGACACCTTCGTCACGAGGACCTAAACGCTGTTGGGAGTTAACACCTGATAGGAGGTCCTCGTGACAAACAAGGTTGGCAATTACAATCCCGAGTTCTTCGCAAACGAGGCCCTCGACCAGCTCTACGCCCAGCTGGGCATGGCGCGCCGGGTCCACCGCGATATTGAAACGGACCGCAATACGACCGGACGCTCGCGCGGCCAAGTCGTCAACATGCGGCGCCCGGGCACGTTCGTGGCCCAGGATCACATTGAGCGCACCGGTACGACCGGCCAGGACATTGAAGGTCAGAACGTGTCAATCACGCTCGACCAGCACCCGGAAGTGAAATTCTCGCTTACCGACGTCGAACTGGCCTACACGTCCGAGCGCATCATTGACGAGCATATCCGTCCGGCAGCGTTCGCGCTGGGCCAGCGGATCGACTCCGATCTTCAGAACCTCGCCGCCAAGGTTGGCCAGAAATCGGTCCTCACCGGCGCGGTCGGTGCGAACTACATCACCAACCCGCGTAAGGTCCTTCGTGGCCAAGGTGTCAACATTGAGGGCGGCAACGTTCACTACTGTATCGACACCGGCCTGGAAGCCGAGTTCCTCAACCAGCCGATCTTCTCGCAAGCGAACACGACCGGTCAGGGGAACAACGAACAGGCCCTTATGGCTGGTTCGCTCGGCATCCGCTTCGGTGTTGAGACCTTCGTGTCGCAGAACGCTGACCAGACTGTCAGTGCACTGTCGTCCACGGCAACGGCTTCCGCCGCTTCCGGCGACTCGGCAGGTGCGGTCAACGCGAACACGGACGTTAACTCGTCCACGCTGGCGGTGAAGAACCTGACCGACACCCAGACGCTGTCCATCGGCGACACGTTCACGGTGGCGGGCGACCCGACGGTTTATATCCTGACGGCAGCGGCAACGGTGTCCGGCGTGACCACGGTCACCTTCTACCCGGCACTTCGCAAGTCGGCAGCGGCAGACGCCGTCGTGCTCTTCGACCTGCTCTCGGCCACGGAAGAAGCGGCTCACTACCGCAACGTCATGTTCCACCGGAACGCGTTCGCACTGTGCTTCGCTCCGCTTCCGACGACCGGCGACGGTCGCGGCGCAGAAATTGCCACCGTCATGGACGAGGCAACCGGCATCACGCTCCGCGCCCGTATGTGGTACGAGGGCGGCGCGTCCATCAACTGGATCGCGCTGGATGCGCTCTACGGCGTGCAGACGCTGGATGGCCGCTTCGCCACCCGCTGCCTGCGCTCCACCTCGATTGCTCCGGCCTAATGGCCGGGGCTTTCGCCCTACCCTCAGCACACTGAAAAATGGGAGTAACACATGCAAGAAGTCTATAAGCCGGGTTCCAAGGAACCGTTCGGGATGGCTGACGCTGCACAGATCGCCAAGGCTGGCGCTCGCTTCGCAGTCAAGCCGACTCGCGCGAAAGCAGCGGCGAAAGACGACGGCACCGGCGACGGCGGCAAAGCTGGCGAAGGTGACGGTAACAAGGGC